ACGACCCCTGAATGACGACGTTCGACCCCACGGGTTGCATGTATAAATCCCCATCCGTGCCCGAGAATATGTTCGAAAGTCCACCGGTGGTTACCATCTGTATGACGGCGTTCCCACTCGAGCGTTCGATTCGCGCGTCGCCGTCGTAGACTGTTAGTTTCGACGCGGGCGCATTCGTACCCAGACCAACGCGAGTGCCCGTGATCCACACCGCGTCCGTCTCCACGCTCGCATCGATCGAACCCAAAATCATCCCCGTGTTCGACCCAACGTTTCGGTATCCTCGCACGTACGCCCCGTACCCATCCTCGGTGATGAGCTGCATCCCCGTCTTCTTCAATCCCACACCCGATGGAGATTCGAGGCACAAGACATCGACGTCCCCCGTGACACCGGTGTACACGTGCACGTTCGACACGGGCAAGGAGGTCCCGAACCCCACGAGTGCGTTGGATTTGACACGCATCGCCTCGTTGCCACCACCAGCCACCAACATGAAATCGAAATCATTTCTGTTGACGATTTGGTTCAGAGATGCGACGTCGTCGGATTGTACGTACAAATCACCTCCGCATGAAAATCGACCGTTACTCACCGTCGAGTGCGTCACTCGCACACCACCTTGGACGTAGAGAGACGTTTCGTCGTCCGCGTCGTCTTCATCGTTTTCGTTGACGTTAATCATCACCCGACCACCGTTATCACCGCTCCCGGACACGGTCAAGATGGGTACGGTGGTGAACGTGCCGTATGGGTCATCTTGCACGATGTTATTGAACGTCGTCTCATCGGTGACCGTCTGTCTATAACACTCGAACAAGTGTCGACCTGCGACGTGTCGAATGTGATCCGACGTGTCGTTACCCTTGAACAGTAAAAGTTCGGATCGCCCCGACGTGTTGTACAGTCGTTCCTGCACGAACGCGTGTGGAAACGGATAGGCTTGATTTTGAATGTCCTCGAGACCGCTTCCGGGCGTGCCCACTCCCGAGAATTCGATCAAGTTCTTCACCTTCAAGTCGCCGTCGATCGTGAAATCTCTCGTCGTCACGTCCGTGCCGATGCCGACGTTACTCGTGATGCCGTCGATGAAGAACGCGGTCGCTTCGATGTTACTCACGGAATAGACGTTATTGGTGATTCTAAAATTTTTGTGTCGCTCGAGGACGTTCGACGTGTTCTCTACACCCACGGACCAACCACCGTACGCGCTCGCGCCGTTCCAAACGCTGTAGCTCGTGAACGCGTCGCCGGAATCTTCACGCACTTGCACGGTGACGATGGCGTCTTCGGTGTCGTCTTGATCGGTTGGGTTGAACACTAACAAACCATTCCCGATGTGATTCCTATTCCCGGACGCTCGAACGTCAACCTTGGACAGGGGGGTGTGCGTGCCGAAACCAACCTTGTTATCACCCCGAAGAGTCATGATGTTTTGACTGTCGTACGACCCGTTCGAGAGATTGATGTCCATGCGCGTTCGAGAGTCGTTACCCGCACCACCGTTTGCGTATCGACCCAACTGAAATTCAGCCTTCGCACCGAAGATCGTACCAAACCCTTGACGACATAAGTTCAGGGTCGATCGCATGACGTCGTCTTGGCTCATCGCGGCTGGGTTCGTCACCGTGAGTGGGGCGTCGGCGTGTACGAATGCATTTCGAAGGACGACTTGAGGATTTATGAACGCCGATCCGTTGGTTTGGAACAGGGCTTCGGGTGACGTGGACCCGATTCCGACCCGTCCAGTGTCCATGATCGTGATCCGCGGCGTACCGACCGTCGCCGCACTCGTGACACCGATGTTCAGGCTCTGCCCACTCCCAACCCTACTCTGAATGTGTCCACGACTCGTCGCCAGATCGGAATACATCTGCGTGGACACCGACCCACTCGTGAACTGCTGACCGGCGATGAACGCGTTCGATCCGGTGACCAACACGTTGCCACCACCAACGGTGACTTTTTCAACGGGCGCCGTGTTGGCGAGTCCGATGTTACCCGAAGAGGTTATGACTGCTCGTTCAGTGTTCTTGGTCTTGAAGACGATCTTCTGTGTCGCACTGTCGGCGTTGCTTCCCTTCACCTCTATCGCGGACACGTTGGATGTCACCGGACCGGATTTCATGATGAGATCCGTGAACGATGCGTCCGTGCCGAAATCATTCGCGTGGATGATGATCTGACCCGTGGAAAGTATGGATGCATTCGAATTCGCGTCGACACCCATCGTACCCCCCAAACGAATGTTGCCATCGATGTGCGCCTTTTCATCGCTCGTGTATCTTCCCACCGCGAGATTACTCATCGCCGATAATCTCGTCGACACCGTGTTCCCGTGACATTCGATCACGTTCGCCCCGACTTCATGTATGTGTACATTGCTCCCGATACAGAGCGTGTGTTGGGGATTCGTGTTCGCGATACCGACTCTGGTACCGACCACAAGAATGTCCGTCACCGTCTTCCCCGTGATGGTGATGACGTTCTCGGCGACGTCATCGATCACGATGTTCGAACCGAGTTCTAATGCATTTCCAATCACCAAATTTGTCACGTAGGCGTTTCCGTCTACGTGCAATTTCTCAACCGCGGTGTCGTGCGCCCAGATGTTACTCCCGATCGCAAAGTTATGATTCGGTGAGGTGTTCGCCGCCGCCAAAACGTTCGACGTAAAAAGACGACCTATGCAATACACATTGATCTCTTCGCTGGTTGGAATGATGTCCGTATCCAACGCACTCCGTTGCGTGCGTCCCATGACGAGACGCGGTGGGTCCGAACCGATCGAGTCGTGAACGTATCCAACCATCACGTTGCTCTCACCCGCCTGGTGGTAAATCACGGACGTGTCCAGTCCACTCGACCCACCGAAACCCATCTCGATCACGGCGTCCGTGATGGCTTGATTCTGGGCGATGCTGTACACGACGGACGACGAATCCGTGATCACGACGTTCCCGTTCACCACGAGGTCACCCGTGATCGTGAACTCGTTCGACACCGTCTGGACGTTCCCGTACAAAATCATGACTGGATCTCCGGTGTCGTTCAATTGAATGTTTGAACCGAAAGATAGACCATCGGTGGCTGTAATCTTTTGCACGATGACGTTCCCCTGGACGTCGAGGGCCGTCAAACCGTCGGCGTCGAAGGTGATCTTGCTCGCGGAAGAATCGGTGCCCACGACTAATCGATGATTTGAGGTGATGTTCTGTGCGCTCACGTTCCCGTTGGCGACTAAAAGATTCGTTGCACCCGGAACCGTGTCGATGAAAAATTCGTTGTTCGCCCCGACGTCAAGGGCGTGTGTCGGGTTGCTCGTCTCCACACCCAACTGCGATCCGACGAACGTTCTGTTGAAATATGCCGCTTTAGTCGGCACGGTCAACACCACGTCTTGATTATCGTCCATGTAAAGACTCGGCGTTGGTGTACCCATCTCGAAGGTGTGCACTGGATCGAGCACACCTGCGAGACCGATGTTGGCTGAAAGGACATTCGATGCCTCCAAGTCACCACAGATGATGTTGTCCACATTTTGCCCAGCCTCGACGTTCTGAGGGTCGAGTCGGGACACGAACACCTGTGAAAACTTACCGACCGAACCGACGAACGGCATGTGTCACTACTAGTACCTACGAAGAAAATCGTAACCCACACACTCCATCCTTGATGGTGAGGACATTCCACGACACCGCCATGACGGTCAGCGCCTGGTTTGACGGACGATTGACCCCCTTCTCGACACCGCGGAGGACGAGCTTGGCGGCATCGAGTCTGCTGAAATTCAGCGAACCGCTGCTCTTGTACTGTTCTGGATTCAGTGCGAAGTGGTAACTGAAATACCGCGTGTAAAACGGCACGTCGTTGTCTTCGTCAAACTGAATGATCCCATACGGGCAGTTGTAATACGTCTGAACGGTGTGAAAATACATGGGACTCATCTGTTCCACCAGTGGTTCGCCGTTGATGACGATGTCCGCGTTCAAGAACGTGAAGCGGTCGTTCTCTTCGTCGTTCGATAAAGTCTTGTACCCAAAGAACAAGCTCTTGACCGGGTGGTTCAGGAACGACAAATCGATCGTGTTGTTGCCACCGATCTCGAGCACGTTATTGGTGACCGTGGACAACACGTCCGAGGACAGCGACTGCACTTGGGTGATGATCAAATCCAACTGACGCGACACGAGATGTTGTCGCTCTTCTGTGTCCAAGAAGATGGCGTTGCAGTAGCATCGAGCCTTGCGCTCGTTCGCGGGGAGGGTCGACACGTACGCGTCGTCGAGGTTCACCCTGATTTCGACCTCGTGAAATTGCATCGCCACGAGGGGCAAAAATCCACCGTGCATTCCACCACAAAAGAAGAAATGAAGGGGAACGAAACCTTTCGTCGTCGACGACACCGGGTTGTTCATCTCTTGCGCTTGCGTCCACGTCGGGGACAGGTAAATTTGCCAGATGTCCGTCATGTATTCGTACGCGTGACTGTCGACTTTCACCCCACCGATGTACAAATCAATGGTCGATCCTTTGAACAGTTTAGTCGCGATGTCCGTGCCTTCGAACCAGACCGCGTTGATCAGATCGCCGACGATCGGAATCTTGATGCTCGTGTCGTGTTGCGTGATATCTTTGACGTATTTCGGGGTCTGCGCGAAGTTTGTGTGTCTCGAAAATTTCGATCGAAACGGACTGTGTGTCAAATCGTCGGTCAGCAAGTAGGTATCTTGAATGCCCTTACTGGCGAGACTGATGATCGACATCTCTTCTACTACAAAACTAGAAATTAAATGCAAATCCTTGCGGCACGTCGGGCTGTGGCTCTTCATGTTTCTTATCCTTCGTGCCGTGGATTTTGAACCCACCCGCGCGATACACCTTCATGCGTTTGTAAAACATCGACACCAACATGCTCCAGTCATCTCGCACGTCGTAGATGAACGGTGGATTTTGCTTACCCTTGGTCTCTCGCATGATACGACCTATGGATTGCGTGATGTCAGACTTCGGGGACGCGAGGAGCACGGTGTCGAGCGCGGGAATGTCCAACCCTTCGTGCGCTTGGGCGAACGTCGCGAAGATGATTTTCTGTTCACTCGACGCCTCGAGGTCGCGTTGTTTCATCCCCCCCATGTACAGACCCGATGTTTTCGGAAACGCCTGATGCAGGTATTCGCAGTGCCAGCGCCTGTCCGTGAGCACGAGCAAACGGCGGTTTCCCTTGGACGCCTCCTTGATCCACTTGACGAGGAACGCGTTTCGATCCTTCAGTTCCACGAGCATGGTGATCATGTTCGCGAGACAAATCTTCCCCTGTCGAGTCAACGGTGGTCCGTCTTTGTAGATCTCGTGCGTGAACGGGAGCGTGAACACCTCGACGTTGTCTTGATTTTTACGTTCGACTTGGAAGAAACACGGTCCCATGAAAAATTCCATGACTTTGCGAAGTCCATCTTTTCTGTCGGGTGTGGCTGACAGCCCGAACAAGTGTCGTGGGTTCATTTTGAATAACGCTCGACTGAACGATCGCGCGCATATGTGATGGCACTCGTCCACGATACACGTGCCGATGGAGGAGAAGTCTTCCGTCGAGTACTCCTTTTGACTGAGACTCTGTAACATGGCGATGACGAAATCCGCCTCGACGTCGAGTTTTGGACCTTGGACGACCCCGATCGTCGCCCCGGGGCAGAATTGTGCGATGCGTTCGCGCCACTGATCGGCGAGGAAGCTCTTGTGGACGACGATCATCGTGCGATATCCGAGTCGTGCGGCTATAGCCAGCGCGCACGTCGTCTTACCGTACCCACACGGTAAGCTGAGGAGCCCAGAAGAAGCTTTAATAGCTGCATTGACGGCGACGTTTTGGTGGGTTGCGTCTCGGAGGACTCCGATGAACGTGATCGGACATCGCTTCGGGGGGACGCGTTTGTCTTCGTTCGGGGGTCCAAATTTACTTTGGGCGTAACACTTGGGGACGCATATGCCACCTGTTTTTTTTGCCATGCGAAAAACTTTGAAAGGCGGTGCTGGAAAGCCTCCATAATCCTGATTGTCTGTGATCGGACGCACCGTGAGCTCTTTTTTTATGTCTGCGATCGGACCGTCGTACACTATGCACCCACTCGCCGTCAGTACAGTTCGAACCATACCCAAAGATATTTTCATTCTTTTATGCGTAAAAAATTGAAATTTCAAGTTTGACCCTAGCAGGCATCCACGTGGACGACCGGACGGGGTCGTCACAACTCGACGCTCATGACCACCGTCTCTGAAAATTTCGCCAACAGCCGGGCGTTCAAGAAGGCCGTCGCCGATGCCACGAAGTTTTCCACGGATGACTTTTCGTTTCTTCGAGCGTACTTCGAGTCGGAAAAGCACAACCCATCTTTTGAATTCAAGTGGCTTGACAAACTCAGCAAGGGTGGTCTCTCGCGCAACCACGTTCTCTCTATCATATACGGAGGAGACTCCTCGCCGGCATCGACAAAGCGAAAACCTCGCGCGTCCCCGGGCGCGTCCCCGGGCGCGTCGCCGAGAAAACAACGGCGGACGCCGCCACCGAAAGGTGCGAAACCCGACCCACAACCGGAGCCCGAACCAGAAACCCCAAAGGTCGCCAGAACCTCCACCAGGTCGTTCGCGATGACACCGCCCACGAAGAACCTTCGGCGTTCGAAGAAGGAGACGCGCGATGAAGAACTGTCCGACGACGAAGACGAGTCTGAGTCGTCCGAGTCGTCCGACGAAGAAGACGAGTGTGAAAAGTAAATAATTTTTGATATTAAAGAATACTGTCATATGTAACTCACAAGCACCATGGTGACCATGAACGTTGACGAAAACATTAAGAAGATTATCGAAGCGATCAATGGTTTGACCGCGGAGATTTACCGCCTCGAGGGATCCCTTCGAGTCTTCAAGGAGTTCGAATCGAAGGGTTTGAAGGAGGTCGACTTGCCGGACGCCCCGCGGGACGACGACGCGATTGTGTTGAAGAACCCCGAGCTCGTCACCGAGTCTTTGCCCGAAGCGTCCATGTAAATCTTCGGCGCCTCCAGGACGGTAACTTCGTACGTCGACGGCACGACAGTCGGTCGAACTTCGACGACCCTACAGTAGTCAATGCCTACGTAGGGTGGTTGAATCATCGCGGGTTTGCACAGCAAAAGAAACATGTCGCGTACAGTAGATGAAGATATTAGCCATCGATGTCGGATATCACAACATGGGGGTATGCTTCGCCGATTGTAGTTCCAGTGTCAAGGTTGAAATGATAAAAAAAGTATCCTTGGAAGATTTCAAATTTTCGACCGACTCGAACGAACTCGTCGACCTCGTCCCGGCGTTCTGTGAAGCGCACGAAATCCTGTTCGAGACCGCGGACGTCGTGCTCGTCGAGCGTCAACCACCGCAAGGTCTGAAAGCGATCGAGGTGTTGATCCACTACATGTACAAACCCAAAGTCGTGCTGGTGTCCCCGAATTCTCTGCACGCCCACTTCGGTATGGCACACCTGAACTACGACGAACGTAAGGTTAGGGTTGAGAAAATCGCATCACATTACATCCAACATCTCGAGTGTCCTTGGGAACGCAAACACGACATCGCGGACGCCGTGTGCATGATCGTGTATTATCACTTCAGAAACAGCGTGCACATCTTCGACCGGTTCAGGTTTCTCCCCGCGCATCTGCGCCCTAGCACACCACACCCAACGAAAGGTCGATTATAATCCACTTAGAAGATACAGGAAAAGTCAAAGAATCATGAAGGTCATCTTCGCCTTTCCTGGAAGCACGTTTTCGGGTGATTTTCTAAAGAATTGGTCCGACACGATCGTGTATCTCACGTCGCATGGCTACCAGATCTCGATGATCAACGCCCAAAGTTCGTTCGTCCCGTTCTGTCGAATGAAGACGCTCGGGTTGAACGTCCTCCGAGGACGCGATCAGCTCCCCTTCAACGGCATGGAATTCGACGTGTGGATGACGATCGACTCGGACATCATGTTCACCCCGCAACAAGTGGAAACCATGCTCGAGAACACGAAGAAATATCCAGTCGTGTGTGGACCTTACATCATGCACGATAACGCCCACGCGGCTGTGGTGAAAGACTGGGACATGGAAAAGATGGGCAAGGACGGGACGTTTCAATTCTTAACGAGACGAGACCTTGACGACTCGACCGAGCGGTTCATGAAAGTGTCGTACGCGGGGATGGGGTTTTTCGCGGTTCGTCGAGAGGTTTTTCACAGTCCGACATTAACCTACCCATACTTTCACCGACCTTTGATCGACTTCACGTCAGATAAGGGTATTCACTGTCAAGATATGTCATCCGAGGACGTGGCATTTTGCTTAAATCTCGCCGACGCCGGGTTTGGTATTTTCGTGGACACGCAAACAAGGGTTGGACACTTCAAATCGGTGACCCTCACATGTTGACGCACCCATGCACGTTCCGACGTGCGGACACTGCACAGATTACAAAGACGCTCTTCGGGTAGACCACCCTGCGTGTCTCCACACCCACATTGGCGCATGCAAGTTGAGACCCTTCGAACTCTTGTTCGAAGCCTTCCGTGCACCAAAGTGTTTTCATTATCTACGTTCTGGACATATCGATATGGGATTAAAAAGATTTAATTACGAGCTGCATACACGTCGCGCTGCCGCCACATAACCCCATAGTCATTGGTCCCTGGCATGTCGCCGTTATCCGCACCCTTGGCACCGTTGTACTTACACTTGACGAACGCGACGCCTCCAAAGTGGACGTGTTCGTCGCTTCCATGCAACCCGACCATCACGCGCGTTGGGTGGGCTCGGAGATAGTCCACCGCGGCGTTCATGTACGCCCCCGGTCCCGTGGGATAGAGACAGTCGAGTCCGTAATGATCTCGGTCGACGTTCCACAATATGAGATCGATCATTTTTTTTGAAATAGCATGCGCTGGCACTGACCCTATGAACGCGGTGTACAAACACATCTGATTCGGTGGACAATCCGTGCTCGTGTAGTATTCTTTGATCCCGTTGTTATAAAAAACATCGAGGGATTCCAAACACACCTGACGAAGATCGCTGTACCACCCGCCCTCGGTGTGCATGATGAGATGGCGCATGAGGTCACATTTGTATGAATAGGGTTTCAAGCGATTGTACGCCTCGAGCACGCGATCGTCGTAGTTGTCTTTGATGTATTGCACGCAATCGTTGCCCGAATACATTTTGATTTTGAATCCTGGATTCTTGCGGTACCACGTCTCGAGGGCGCGTTTCAGCCCGTCCGGAAATGTAGGCATCTTACCCCCATCGACGATGCACACCTTGTGGATTACCTTAGGTATCATGACTGACTTAAACAACTCCATACCTTTTAAGTTACATCATGACAGTCGTCGATTGTTTCACGTTTTACAACGAACTCGAACTCCTTCGAAAGAGGTTGGAGTATTTGTCACCGAAGGTCGATAAGTTCGTCCTCGTGGAATCGACAAAGACGTTCCGTGGAAACGACAAGCCGTTGTTCTACGCCGAACACAAGGACGAGTTCGAGGCATGGGCGGACAAGATCGTACACGTCGTCGTCGAGGACAGTCCCGAAGGTGACGATCCGTGGGCGCGCGAGAAGCACCAGAGAAATTGCATCACGCGGGGCTTGGATCAACTCGACCTGGAACCGGACGATTTCGTCATGATCGGCGACGTCGACGAAATTCCAAACGTCGATTGGGTGGGTGCCATGCCCGACGGCGCGGTCGTCGTCACCGCACACATGTGGGCGTTCGAATACAGTCTCAAATGGATGCAAGTCGTCGAACCGTGGTTCGGCACGGTCATGGCGCGGTACAAATTGTTCGCCGAAGACGAGCGCGTGGTGCCGCAGTTTTTCCGCGACAAGCGTTGGTCGTTCCCCTACGCACAAAACGCGGGGTGGCACTTCTCGTCCTTCGGGTCGACCGATCACGTGTTCAACAAGATCAACAACTTCAGTCACTGTCACGACGAGAGCGTGGCACCGGTGACGCTCGAACAATTCGCCGATCACTACGAAAATGGACGCTCGACCGATGGACGGTTTCATCACCAACCCACGCCCGAGAGCGTCATCGAAAAAATGCCCGACGTGTTAAAGACTTGGAGTGAGTATTGAGCAAATGAAGGTGCTCGTGTTGGGTTCGAGAGGCGTCGTGGGCAAAGGGTTGGTGCGCGCACTGGATGCGGCTGGACACGAGGTGGTGGAGTGGGACATCAAGATCGACGACGCACACGACCTTCGTCGCGAGGCGTGCGTGTCACACCTGCGCTCGGTCGCGGACGCGTGTGATTTCACGTTCTTCCTGGCGTACGACGTGGGTGGAGCGAAATACCTGACGAAACCGTCGACTGAATTTTTGGATAACAACGTGAAGCTCATGACCAACACATTCCGCGCGCTGGAGGGCACCAGGTTCGCGTTCGCGTCGACGCAGATGTGGAACATGGATCATCCGTACGGCACGTTGAAGCATTTGGGTGAACACTACACCCGACTGCTCGATGGGATTTCCGTGCGACTTTGGAACGTGTACGGGTACGAAGAGGTGTCGGAGAAGTCGCACGTCATCGCCGATTTCATACACAAGTTCAAGACGACCGGAAAGATCGAGCTGTTGACGAACGGACAGGAGGTTCGCCAATTCCTGCACACGGACGATTGTGGACGGTGTCTCGTCGCGATCGCGGAAAATTTTAAAGAGATCAAGTCGACTCGGCGGCATCACGTGGACGTCAGTTCGTTCGAATGGATCACGATATTGGATCTCGCGAGAATGATCACGCCCAAGAGTTTCGTTCGGAGTTTCAGCGATCCGACGCACACGTTGCGTGAGGATCCTGATCGATTCATACTCAACTACTGTTATCCTCACATCGCATTAAAGGATGGAATCGATGGGATGATAGATGAATACGATCGTCGACACAACGCTTCACGGTGATGGCGATAGCGATCGTCACCTGACCACGTTATTCGGCATGGTCCTCGGACAGCGCCCGAAGCGCATTCTCGAGTTGGGCGTTCGAGGCGGAAGCACGACGCTTCCACTCTTGATGGCGGCGAAGGCGGTCGGGGCGACGCTCGTGAGCGTGGACGTTCAACCGACCGCATTCGAGTGTCCCGAGGACTTGCGACCACACTGGGAGTTCGTGCAGATGGACGCGTTGGTGTATTTGGAGCAGTTGGATAAATCAATCGTCCAGGATTTCGTGTACGTGGACGATTGGCATTCCTATCCACACGTGGCGAAGGAGTTGGCGCTGTTGGATCAGTGCGTGACACCGTCGAGTGTGATCGTGTTACACGACTGCATGTACGGCACGGCACCGTTCTATCACAGCGATCTCACGCCAAACGCCGGTTCACAATGGGCGGGTGGTGGTCCGTATCGGGCGGTCGCCGAACTGAACCCACAGTTCTGGGAGTTCGCGACTCTACCGTGGAACAATGGGTTGACGATTTTACGCAAAAAGTATTCGACTAGATATCACAAGGTTTAATCAATTCCATACGAAATGAATCTCACAATGTCCATACACCGCCGCCGTGTAGCCGAACGTGGAGAACCCAACCAAGTCTTTGGGTGACCCAGCGGTGACACACACCGTCGTGCACTGCGAAAGCAAAAACCAATCCACGTACGCGTGCGTGGCGTCTTTGACCTCCTTGAACTCGCGAGACGCGATCACGATCTCGGGCACGTCGTAGGTCCGGATCTTCGTCGGGTATTTTTCAGCGAGGTGCGTCTTCAGTTCCAGACTGTCACTCGCGAGGAAGATGGGTTCGTCGGACCGTTCGATGATGTCGATGAATTTTTGGAGTCCGTCGTCGCTACACATGAGCATCGGGGTTTTCTTATCGATGTCTTCGGCGTTCCCCACGTGTTTCGAGTCGGTGCCGTAGGCGGCGCGACGGATGTGCATACCCAAACGACAACCGTGCACGTTCGCGTCCACGATCTCTTTCACGCGCGGTGGCGGTCGTACGAACTCTCGAATGATCGGATGCACGTGTTTCATGGTGAACGGGTTCATGAAAATCTGACCCGTGTACGAGCGTTCGTTCGGGTCGTCGTCGACGATGAATCCTTCGACGCAGTCAATGGGTTCGGGCAGGTACACTTCTCGGTTCGGGTGTTGATATTTGAAATCCGCGAGCATGATGAGGATGTTTCCGAATCCCTGTTTCGCACAGGCGTCGAGGTTGAATTTCATCTACGATGGCTCGTCAAAAAAATATGTTTCAATATTACACAGAAGGAACCGAGATCATGGGTTCTAAAAAACCAATGTTACCCCCTGGATATACAGCAGTTCCTACAACGACTCCCATGATGCAGAAGGCACTGAACAACGCCAAGAAGATCGCGTCCGGTAAGGCTACTTTGGAGATGTCCTACGGCGCGATCGGGTTGGTGTGCTTGATGGCGTTCGCGTACATGGTGATCTCCAGCATCGGTGTCGACACGTACTTGAAGTGTGACACCGTCAAGGGTCAAAAGACGTACGACAACCTGTACAAATTTTTGAGTCACACGCTGACGATCGCCATTACCATTCCGTTCACCCTCTTCCTCGGACGCATGTTCAAGAGTGATTTGGGTCTCTGGATGACGTTCTTCGGTCTCATGGGCGTCGTCGGTGCGTCGATGGTCGTGTCACTGACCAATAAGTGCAAGAACTCTAAAAAGTCCAACAGGCAGTTTTCTTATTTCGCCCTCCCCATGTTCATTTTGAGTTTACTCATCGGTGGGTTCATGATCACCAAGAAGCCGAAGATCATGCCCGTGGCGCCGGCGATGTCCACGTTCTAATTTCTCACACACCAGGTAAGGGGATGACGATAGTCGAATCCACATACGTGCTGTGTTGCATGTTCGCACACGCCCTCAAACGCACGGGGCGGATGAGCGTTGAAGAAAAGATCAAAATCCTTCAGGTCATCTGCCACCTCGCCGCGAATCCCCATACCGGAGTCGTTCTCGATCGCGATGGTAGACCGCGGTTATCACGTACAACTGAAGAAGAAGCGCAGCTCCCGAATACATGGCAGACGCGTTTGCGCCTTTCCGCGCCTGATACACCAACCACATGAGGGACGCCAACACCCCCAAGTACAAATCGGGTAAATCCGCTGGCGCGTGTTCTTTTCTGAGACTGGTGAACATCTGGTACACCCCTATGCCCACCGCACCGACGACGAGAGCGCGATCCATGTGGGCAATTATAATATCTGGTAAGAATATAAATGAAGCTCGAAGAAATCCTCGAACGATTTTCCCAGACTGGTGCGGAGGCGAAGAAGATCACGGACACCGTCGACCGGATTCGTAAAGTGTACTTGGCGGATGGTCTCACGAAGGAAGACGTTCCGGGCATTCTCGCCGAACTCATGCGCCTATCGTCGTCGTTGAAGAAAGGTGCCGCGGGGTTGGACGGTCCGCAGAAGAAGAAGCTGGTGACGCAACTTTTGTTCTTCCTCATCGAGGAAATCGACTCCGGCGACGAAGACAGTGAGCGCGAGATTGTGTTGAAAAACATGGTGGGTCCGATGATCGATGGTATGGCGATGTTGCTCAAGGTTAAAAACGTGTGTTCATGCTTTGGTAAGTGAGCGATGTTTCCTAATTTGCAAACAATGGTCGACTACGGTGTTTTTACAATCGCACAATTGATCAGATTCTCTAACGGCGAGTTACGACCACGAAAGGTTCGTCCACTCAGCGAATGCACTACGTGCGCGTTCGTCTACGAGGGTGTGTCGTGTAACAATTGTCACGCGGGGTTGATGATCAGACCCAGTGCCGATCCAAGATCGGTGTGAGACCTCGGCAGCGGCTTCGACCGCTTCAACTTCAATTTAGGCGTCAACGATTCGTTTTGAACATTCGTCTCCTTTATTTCCTCCAATTTCTTATCATTGGTGGCAATAGATGACACGGGTACCGTCTTCACGCCTTTATCGACGATGTCTTCGGTGGGTACGTCTTTCGCGAGCCCCTTCGACGCGTCGCACATTAGACCACGTCGAAACTCGTCGATCGTCATGTCACCACCGAACACGTTCAGCACGTAACGACTCGGCGCCTTTTCTATCGGTGAAAACTCATCGTACATGCGCTTCCGCATCAGGAGAATGTTGGAACAGATGGCACCACCCTTGTGGACCCCGTACTTTTCCAATGCGAAACTTTTCATGCACGACCACGAACAGAAATTCCCGGTAGTCTGGAATGTCTTCTTTCCAGCGTCGTACGCGTACGGCATTTCCAAACGATGTGTTTCGAAATCATGACAGCACCACCAGCAGTACATTCTTCTATAACACACAAAAATGTTCTTTAATAGTACATGAAGAATCGAACACAGGTTGTCATTGCCATTGGAGTCATCGTCGCCTTGTACCTCTGGTATGGACGAGAAAAGTACGAGTCTGAACAAGAGGAAAAGGTCAAGGAGGCGGCGAAGGAGAAAGAGATGACCCAGGAAGAGTTAGATGCCGTGATTAAATTTATCAAGAAGTAAGAATGGGTAATCTTTATTACATCTACGGCATGCCCGTGTACGTCGTGAAATTGTCAGGTGATTCACAGAAACACATACTCGAAGACGTGACAACTTTTCTCGAAAAAAATCAACTCAAGGTTGGCTCAGAAGACGACTGGAACTGCCTCACCTCGTCCAAGCACGCACTGGAAGGTCCAGGGTGTGTTGAAGACGTGCTCGAGACAGACGCTCGCTTAGATTTTGAATCGACGCGACTTCGACGGGAGCTGGATACACAGCTGCAACATTTCATGAGCGCGTTGGGTGTGAACGAACACGTGCCCATGACCGTGGGTAAAGACATTTGGCTGAACGTCTACAAGACAGGTCATTATCAAGACCCACACGTACACGTCGAGGACGGCGTTCCGTGTGTTTTTAGTTTTTCGTACTTTGCCAAATTCAATGCATGCACCGACGCCCCGTTCGTGTTCATGAACCCGCTCCCACAGGTCCCGTGTGCAATACTCGAAAGATCCAACATGTCTTTTTCACGAGAATTTGCACCACCGACCGAACAGGGACATTTGTTCATCTTCCCGAGTTTTTTTCCACACAGGGTTGGTGTTCAGCTCATGGATACGGACAGGACAACCGTGGCTGGTAATTTTTATCGAAACATACACTAGGATGCCACCGCGTTACTCTATTGCGGGACTCTACGGAACCAACCCTGATAACACAGGTGAAACCCGTGGATGCGCTGGGGCGAAGGATGGTAGTATACAGGATCCAAATTTCAGAGGTCATTGTAGGGGTAGTTTTGTCATCGGCTCACACAAACCAAAGAAATGCTGCAAGAAAAAGACCCGATTCCACTGCATTGACGGGTGCAGTGGTAACATCGAATACAAAGATGGTACTCGTGGACACCCATGTGAAGGTGCGCAGCATATTGAACAGATTCCCATTAACATTAGTGGACACGATTTGACGGGTGGTCTCAGAGGAGATTTCGGCAACCCAGAAGGCGCCGTATGGTGCCGCTGGGATTCCATCTCAGCGCAGACACTCAAAGACATGTCCGGAAAAGATAGATACACGACCGGCGGGATCAAGAATTATTCGACGTGGGATCAACTCGTCATTGGTCTCAAAAAAGGTTCGTACAACGGTGAAAACACGGGGTTCTGCGAAGACGCGAATAACATTCGAGAAGTCGTACACAGAGATGGAAGTACGTGTTATGATGTCATCGCACGGAAAGTAAACGAAGCCGCGGCGAAGCAAAAGGCAACGACGTATTGCGAACAGAATCTCTCACAGATCAAGACCGATGAATGTAGCAGCGATAAATTGGGTGGTGATAAGTTCGATAGTCTCGTAAAACAATATTGCGAAACTTCGGGCGGCATGAGTGATGATTGGTGTGCGTGTTACAATGCATGGAAAGGCAAGTGTAACAAACCAGACGCCGATAAGTATGCCGGATGTGCGACCGTCAACAACGCACACAATTTGCTCATTAATGACATACCTTCAGACTCACTTTCGGGAGGTACACGCACACAACTCGAAGAGCGCAAACATTGTCGCGCTAAAATTTGTGATAACCCCGACGTGTGGCAACCACCAAATGTCATGGACAACTGCAATCTGAATTTACAGGTGTGCATACAAGACGTGAAAGTCGCGGGTCATTTAGTAGACAGTGGAATCGAAGTGAAGTGTGATAACACCCAAAATGTCGGTGGAAGCGATGAAAGCACCGAGATCGACGGTGGTACCGAAACGAGAACCAGTGGTGGCGGTGGCGGTGGTGGCGGTGGCAGTGGCGGTGGCAGTGGCGGTGGCA